CAAGTTTTTGCTCCGGAATACCAAAAGCAGCAGGTAGTTTGATATAAGCAAGAGTCAAAATACCACCAGACCAAACAAGAATACCAAGTCTGACCATAGTGCTAATTGCTTCTAACTGACTTTCATGGTCAGTAGCAGCTTCTTTTACTTTACCAAAAAATCCTTTTTTCTTTTCTTGTTCTTTCGATTCTTTTACTTCTTCTGGCATTTAACAAGAGCAAGGCTCTTGTATTTAGTCCATAAATCCTTCTTCACGCAACCACTTTTCAGTGAGTGGTGTAGGTTTATACACTTCCCACATCTTACCTTCTGCACAAGCAGTCAGTGCCTTTGCAGTCATACCCTCTGTTCTACCTGCCCATCCTGCTTCTGCTTCCCAGGGAACCGCTGAGGCGGGATAGGTACGCTCTGCCATCTCACGCCAAAGATTAGGAACATCCTCTTCTGGTTTGATGATGGCAATCATAGAGTTCTTGATAGAACCTGCCATACAATCCTGTGCAGCGTGCCATCCTTCGTGACGCATCACAGACATCAATACACCTTGACGATGCATAAAAGCATCATTCAAATAAAAGTTATTAGATACGGTATGATAAACACCACGGTGACCGGGAGGAAAATACCTTTCATCACCTAGAAAAACCATAACTCCGACCTTATCAAGGGATACCAGCATCGAGTCAAACTCGTCAGCAATAAGATCAAAATCAGAATCAGGATACTCTTTACGAATATCGTCGATACTCTTGACTCTTCGGACATCTTTGGTGCATTCTTGAACGATCATGCAACCCAAAGAATCCATAGTATAGAATCCATTTTTTAGATTAGATTCATTACTCAAAACTGGAACACTCATTCCATGAGCAATGCCCAAGAGTATTCCAGAAATAATAGCATTTTTCATGATGTGTAATACGCTTTGTAGTATTTAACCAATCCGCTAGTACCCACATTTCCTTGAGATACCCAATCATGGGCACACTCATACATCGACTGATTTGTATATTGAGGTTCACCATTTTCGTCTAGCAAACCACCAAATCGTGTTAAAAGTAGATTGAGAACTTGCTCACGAAGTTTCATTCTATCGTCAGAGTATCTCCAATCTTCTGTCATTTGAACTGCCCCATACCAGTACCAGAGTTCCAAGCACCAGGACCAGATTGGAAGTTTTCAGAACCACCAGGGAGTTCTTCTTTCCACGTTCCCCAATACTTAGAAGCACGTTCATACATCTGTTGATGAATATTTTCAGGTTCTTTCTTCGGTTGTGCTGCTTCCATAATTCGTTGCTTCTCAATTTTTTGAGCAACGTGCTTTTCATAGGCAACCACCTTTTGACTCTTTACAGGCTTAGAAAACCAAGAATCAAGAGGAGTAACAACAGGGGCAACAACTCCTGTATAAGTTGATTGTTTCTTTTGAGTTTTTTTAGGAGTTTCTTCAATGAACTCGCTCCTAGGAATGAAAACGTTTTTGAGTTTTTTGATTCCCTTTTTAATTACTTTTTTGATCATGCCCAGATTAATTTCTTACTATAGTTATAAGCGTATTGTTCACGATATCCTTTGATGCCCCATCCTAACCAATAATAAGAAGGAACCATGTATTGCGAAACAGTAAATCCACGTCCCTCAAACTCAGGAAGAAGTTTTTGGAACTGGGACTCGTTTATCATATAACGAGTCTGCCCTTCAATACTGCTAGGATTGCAACCATATTTCTTACAGAAGGTGCCTAAACCATCATACCGTTTCTGAGTAGTCCACTGAATGAGTCCATACCCGCCCCGATGGCAACGATCATAAGGAACTCTAGCACCCCCTTCGCAGATGTTGGGATGGAAATTGCTTTCTGATTTGATATTACCCATAATCGCTGCAAGGGCATTTCTATCAGAAATTTTTGTTCTTTCTTGGAGTTGTGCAAGGACATACTTTTCGTTTTCGTTACAACCAGGACATTTCCAAGATTTTGTTACAACCTCAATCTCAATTACTGGAGGATTTGAAATCTCAGTGATTGCAGGATATGCACAAGCACTTCCAGCAGCAAGAAGAGATGTAGCAATAATTTTGTTAAACATTAAATCGTTTGAACTCAACATCCGCATAGAGATAAAATCTCTGTCGGCACAAGTTTATGTAGTGTAACATTAAACTCAAACCATGTCAAATCTGTCAGGGAGTGCTGACCCACATTCTGGAAAATAAGTTCTAAAAAGGTGACTTGCTTCAATATGCTGACCATCTTCAGCCAATTTTTTACATTCTTCAAGTATTCGTTTCTTAAAACTGTCTGATGCTCCGTTAGTCATCCGTGTCTCCTAGGTATTCTAGCGAATAGATTTCATGGTCTTCAATTTCTGGATCTAACCACTCACAGAATTCAGCCTTAATGGCATGTGCATCTTCTATTGTATCAAGAACATCATAGGTAGGAATTTCACAAAGAGTATGTATACGATCTACTGCCCAGTCATGTGTCAGTTTCAGGGTGTCTTCCAAAGTTACCATAATCTTTACGCATGTAGCGTCCAAGGATGTTGCTATTGTAGTACGCTGGACTGCCGTCGTCAAGTGCCTCAGATAAGACATTATTTAAGAATAACTGTTTTGTTTCCTCAAAATTACAATTACCCTTCGTGGTGTGGAGACTTATAATTTCTCTATTGAAAGTCTCTTTACCGTATTTTTTTAAATCCTCTTTTAATTCTGGGCAAGAACCGTAATACTTCTTCCAATCCGATTCTTGTTTTACTTTTCTTTTTTTACCTGGTGGTTTCCTGAACGACCAAAAATACTTTCTACCAATGTAACGTCGTGAGTTGGACTTATTGGTAATGAGATAAACAAACCCGAAGTAATCCCTAATATCATTACTATCAAAAGGTTTGTTATCAAACGTCCATGGATTCTCATAACTTACATTAGTATTTATATCCAAGCTCATCTTATAGATCTCAATGAGCTATTATTTATCTTTAACCGGGACAAACCTAGTCTAGACAAAAAAAGGGGACTTGTCAAGCCCCCTGAGTATTATGTGAGTTTTGTATCAACCTTCCATTCTACGTTTGGCAGCATTACCCGATCCTCTATCGGTCTCTGAACCACGACCCTTTCTACCAGATCTCTTAGGAGCATTTGGTCCAGGTCCGTCAGTTTCTCCAGCAATATTGCCCTTTGATCTCATAGAATACTTAGTATGGAGAGCACTAGCTGCCATACCTTTTGGTCTGCCTTGAGTCTGCATTACACGCTTAGCAGCAGCGTGCATTTTGGGTTCGTCATAACCTTCACTCATTTCTGCTTCCATTATTGCCTCAATCTCTTTTGTGGTAAAGAGACCGGTTGCTTCCAGTTCTTCCTGGCGAAGTGATTTACGACGCTTCTTCTCAATCTGCTTACGAGTAAGAACTTCACCCTTACCACGATTAGCATCGGGGTCATAGTTATTGGGTGGAGTGAAATTACTTCCAAAAGCCTTGATGTTCTGTCTTACACTAGCAGTTTTTTGCTTATTACTCATACGACGTGAGTCTTCTTGGATTGCTTCTTCACTCATGCGATTCACGACCTTCTCTGCCTGACGCTTGATGAATCCCTTAATGCCACTCTTTGCCTTCTCCTTCGCCTTACCAGGAGCACTCTTAACAGCAGATGCTGCCTTAGAGGCGCTGTGTGCCGCCTTACGTCCTGCTCTCCTTACCTCATCCTTAGCGATAGAACCAGCAATTGCAGCACCAGCAGCAGCGCCTGCTGCCTTCTTCTTAGCGGTGTCTACAGCATCCTTGGCTGCCTTGACTGCCGCTCCTGCCTTTCTCATACCATATCTTCTTCTGGCACCAACAGGAGCACCAGACTTTCTGGTTGCTTGCGTATCATGTCCGAAAGTAACCTTTGCCTCATCAATGTAAGTATCGGTTGCTTCCTCTACCAGTGAATACGCTTCCTCTTCCGCATACCCCTCTTCTACAAGTTCTTCTACCAATTCATCAAAAATTTCATCAATAAGTTCTTCGGTGATTTCTACTTCTGGCGAAACATAAACTTGCTGATAAAGAGATCTGAGTTCTCCGTATTCTGACTGCGACAGGGACTTCATGTTACTATTTTAATATCCTTTATGAAGATATTTATAAAAAAAGAGGGTCAAAGACCCTCAATGTTATTCATCCATTCTTTACAATAATCATAATCTCCGAAGAGATGTGCATCAGATTCTGCCGCTTCTTGGTATGCTTTTAAAGCATCTTCTGGTTTTAAGCAGTTACAGTTACAGTTTCCCTTACAATTGGAATCCTGTAAACGAATTTTCTGTGACATCTTGCTTGATTCCTCCGACGATATAAGACTCAACTTCGGTTTCTTGTGGTGCCACTTGAAGACCTTTAGAAGAAATCCAGTGCTCTGTCCAAGGAAGTGGATTATTCTTTGCGGCAATGTCATAGAGTGGTTTGAGTCCAATTGCTTTCATTCTACGGTTGGCAATCCATTCCACATACTGTTGTAGCAGTTTATCATTCAGACCAATCATAGAACCATCCTTGAACAGATACTCTGCCCAATACTTTTCTTGATTGACTGCATTCTCAAACGCCTTGTACAACCATTGCTCCTCTTCTTGAGCAATCTGCTTCATCTCTGGGTCATCACCATTCATCCAATTCTTAAGAATATTCTGAGTGATAACTAAATGCTGATTTTCG